TCCATCGCCGTGGCTGACGCTTGGTAATCGATCTTCCCCCGCTCGACTTCCGCCTTGGTGCCTTCCTTAATCTGCGTTTTCGCCAGGTCCGCCTTCACCTTCGTCAACCAGGCCGGGTCGCCCGCCCGCTGCGCCAGGAATTGCGCCAGTTCCGGCGATTGCATCGAGGAATACGCCACAAACGCCTTCTCTTGGTCTGACAAATCCGCCCAGGTCATCGAGAGGGACAGTTTCGGCAGTTGCGGCGCCGGCTGCATGGCCGATTGCAGCATCTTAATCAGTGCCTTCTTCTCGCGCAGGTTCGTGAGGCTCACCGCAAACTGCATGATCGCCGGGGGCAGCTGCGCCGCCTGCGGTAACAGCTTGAACAGCATGTCCAATTCCTGCTCACGGAGCGTCGTATAGTCCGGCGCGTCCGTCACCACCACATCGTAGATCCGCTGCTTGATCGCCTCCAGGTGCCCCTTTGTCAGCGACACCACCCGGGCCGCATTCGGGTCATCCGTGACTTGGAAGGTCATTTCTTCCGTGAAGACTTCCTTGATGAGCTGGAATTTCAGCTTGGCCTTGGCGAACCGGAATTGTCGCAAGCTCATGGCCGAGGGCGCCTGGATCATGTTCCCCATTGCCTGCTTCTTGGCAATGCCGATCCCAGATCGGACCTCGGACGGATGCCCCATCATTTCATTCGGCACCCCGAATACCCGGGGCAGCGCGGCTTCTTCGCTCTGCGCCAGCTGCATCTGCGCGGCTCCGATATCCTGATTGTTGGGGAATATGACGCGATTATTAGAAAGCGCCCCATTCGCCACTTCGACGTACCCGTCCGCCTTCGCGTTCTCGGTCTGCGCCTCTTCGGGGTCTTCAATCGCGTTCTTCTCCGCGATAATACGCCGGTTCGAAAGCATGTTGAGCGACTTGCTCTTGCGCTTGTTGATGGCGTCCTGAATCGGCAGCGCATTCAGCACCGGCCCAAACGGCTCGCCGTTCTTCTTTCGGTCGGCAATGAACGGAATCCAGGGGAAGTCGTTATGCTCACGAGGCGATTGCCGATGAAACAGCAAAATCCCACCCAGGAACATCCCGCACCACATCTGATCGACAATCTTCGGCTTGGCGATATACGCCGACTTCGGCAGCGCCTTCTCGATCTGCGCCAGTACATCCTTCCCGATCGGAACCGTAATGGCCGTCAGTCCGTCCGGCGTGAAGACCTGATACCGGCGCATCTTGCGGCGATACCAAAACTCCACCGGGCGCACGCGCTCCCGATCCGGATCCATAAACGCCATGAGGGGGTCATTGCGGAGCCGGTAGTCAAATCCAAGATCCGCGTCGATCAAGTAGTCTCGCGTGGCAACGGCCTTGGTAATCTCATTTTCTTTGTCTGGCGCCAGCGCAATCGCGTCTTCCAGGTCAATCCACTTAGAATGGCAAATATATTTGCAGTCAGCCAGGTCCGGCTTCTTGAAAAACGGGTCAGGGAACATATAAAACGGGTTTTCAACCTCTTCGTACACCCGAGGCTGCCCTAATTCGTTCTCGCCCACGTCGAGCCGCAGCCACCCCCACCCGCCCGTCAACCCATCCTTCGCCACTTCCGGCTCAAGAAACTCATACCCGTTATCCTGATCGACAAACCGATCCAAATCAGCGAGCACCGCCGAAGTTTCGTCGTCCGCCGGCGTATTCCGGCCTAAAAATGTCGTGGTTTGCTGCGTGGCGATGAATTGCCCAAGGAGGCGATCGACATACGGGCGGATTTCGTTCTGCACCGTGGCCGGCTGGCCCCGGTCGGCTAATTCCTTCAGCTCGGCCGGCGTCCACTGGTCGCCTTCCCGGTAGCGGTAGCACTTCGACGCATTATCTCGCCACGTCCGCATGACCGGATGCCGCACGGCTTCCTGAAACATGCCGAGCGCACGTCGAACCACCACCTTGTCGTCTTCTTTGGGAAGTTCCGCACGAAGAATGCGAGAGGGTCCAGCGATGAGGTCGGAGGTATTCGGCGAAAACGCCACTCAGGCCCCATTGCGACGGACGCCTCACTGAGAGGGGTGCATCACTACTACGTCGATACTATACTTTGATCGGCTTGTCAAGGTCTTTCGGCATTTCGGCCAAAATCCCCCGCTGCACCAGGAGCGCACAAACCTGCTGATAGCTCCCTCGGATCTGCCGATAGAGCGCCCACAACTGATCTTCCTCGCGCTGCGCTACACCGTCTTCCATGATCCCACTTTCTGGCGCCGCATGCGGTGCAATCGCGCCGACAGCGGCATCACCGAGCAATAATGTTTCAAGAGCCATCGCCCCAAACAGTACGCATCGGCCTTGTCCGGCGACTCGGCTAACGGCGGCACCCCAGGAATCCCCGAACTCGACCCCTTCCCTTGTACTTTGATCTTCCCGTTGACTTCTGCCCACTGGATCGAGGTCAACTGCCCGATCAATTCATCATCGTTGATGATGCTCGGCGTCTTCTCTTCCATGAACGCCTCGCGCGTCTCCCACCACACCTGATCCCGTAGCCGATGAAACCGCGTCGGATCGAGCGGGCGCTCGCTCACATCAATCCCGAAGCACCGTTTGATCTGCTGGATGTTCACCAACTGGTCATACACCCCGCGCCCAATCCCGATCGTGTCCACGCCCACCGCAAATTGCACATCCTCGTCGATGGCCGCCAGCTCCGTCTTCAGATCACCGGCCACCGCATCACTCAACTGCGTGGTGTTGTTATATTCAAACTCCTGAATCCGCAGTAATTTATCCCCGCGCATCGGCATGATGATCGACTTATCCCCGCCGTTGCTCCCCCCTACGTCAATCGGAATCACCAGCGGATCGCCCGGCAGCGTCAGAATCTCCCGCTCCGTCGCGTCCATCACCGACTCATACGCAATCAACGTATTACTCGACTGATTAGGCGGCAGTCCCCGCACGCGCACCCGATAAAAGTCCGAATCCTTGCCATATTTCCGCTCCAACTCGACCTGCGCGTCCTCGTTGAACCACTTAAACCGCCCCGGATTCTCCAGCTTCTCCTTCCGCAGCGCCTCGCCGTCCCAGTGCAGCGGTACCCACATCTCTCGGTTGCGTCGGTGCGTCTCGATCGCAAACCCGTTGCGCCGCGTCGGGTTGAAAATCAAGATCGCCATACTCAGCGGGTCCGTCATGCCGCCTTCAATCGGCTCAAACACCGCCTCCGCCACACCAGACCCCTCATCAATCTGATATAACACCCCCGTCGCATGAATCCCCGCCAGCACGACCTTCTGTTCATCCGGGTTCGCATTCGGTTGCACCGTGCGCGGCTCAATGCGCGACACATTCCCCCGGTCCTTGTCCTCTTTGAGGAAGATCCGGTTCGCAATCTTCTCGAATATCTCCCCCAGCAACGGATTCCGCTGCAACCACGCGCCAAACTCCGGCCACAGCGACGAATGCAGCTGCGGCCCAGCCGGCGCCGTACACACCACTTTCGGCCGCACCGCCTGCAGCGCGAACAAATAATGCAACCCACACAGCGAAATCGTGGCGCCCTTGCCCACGCCCTGCCCCGCCATGATCGAAATGCCCATCTTCTTCGCGTACCGCTGCTCCTCCGCACTCAACGGCAGATTCTTGTACCGCTTAATCTTCGCCCTGAGCAGCTTCCCGTACTCCAGCCAGAATTGCTCCTGGCCGGACCACGGATCAAAGTGCGATCCGCCGAACTTCCGCGCCCAATAAATCGGCTCCTCAATCCAGCGGACCGCCTCCGCATGCTGCTTTTGCGCGATCGTCTTCGACACTAGCAGCCTTTCTTCTTGCCCATCTTCTTTGGTGCTTTCGCCTTTGCCACAGAATCACCCCCTCTCATCCCTCCCCACCCAATCCGGGCGGCATGAACTGATGCACTTCAATGTCACCCTTACTCTTCCGCTCATGCCACGCAATCACCTTGCTCATCCCCTGACGCAAGAGGGACAAGCAGGCGTCACGCTGCTCAATCGGCCCCGCGACTTCCACGTCGCCGTTCGGTTTCCGAATCACCACGCAGAGCTGGGCCACCGCGTCAGGTGGAAACGGCAGCGTCAGGCTCGTCCGCCGCTGTGTCGGCACCGCCTGCTTCTCGACATTGAAAAACGGACGCTTCATATTTTCTCCACGATGAAGCAGACCTCTGGCATGACGCATTGCACGCGCTTATCGAATCGTCTGAACTGATAACCAGGGGCCACGATCTCTGCAATCGCCGTCGTCTCTCGAAACAGCACACGCCCGTCGCACGCCACCGTACACTCGCTCGTCACGTCCATCGGCACCGGCGTCCCGTCATGCCACTCCGACTTGAAATACTGCGTGATCTTCCCGCGCCCCCAATCCGTCACTTGATAATGCGTGCCTACATCGACCGCCCCATCGACCCGCTCGCCCGTCACACGATTCCGAAT